TTGATGTTGAGAAAGCCCCACCTAATGCTAACCATGATTCCCTCTTATTTTCATCATTCGCTTCATGTAAACCAGCTTTTTTATCTGATGATAATGCTGCTAAAGGATCATATTGTAAATATTGTTCATGCTTATCTTCCATCTTGGAGATATAGCTCTTTAAGGCAGCATCATCTTCTCCAAAACGGGCTATAGTGTCCAAACTTAAATCTGGTAATAGAGCTCCTGTACGAAGTTTTCCAGATTTAGTACCTAAAGCCTTTTCGCCTCCCGCCATTGTTTCCTCTCATCAAGTACCGCCAGTTCCAGCATCTAATGTTGCTCCCGGCAATGCTGCACGTAAAGTGGCAGCAACAAGTGGCATGTCACCGCCTGAAACATCTTTAAAAGTTGGGCCCTGTTCCGCCACTTTAATTGCAGCTTGAGTAATAGGGCCAATTATACCATCAGGTGTTAGACCCGATGCTGATTGAAAAGCTTTAATTGATTCTATAGAACCTGGATTTGGAGGTTTTGTATAGTCCGTTTGAATAGCACCATATGCGGCTAGACTACGAACAGCAGCATCTAATGCTTCCATCCGACCTAAACCCTCCTCTTTGGATAAAGTCTTCAAACTCTCTTGTAAAGTAGTTTGAACTTTACTTCATGAAACGCCTGTGGCTTTTTGCTTCGCGTTATTTAGAGTTAAATCATGAGTTGTTTTAGTTGAAAAAACTAAAGCATTATAGGCATCCATAGCTTTTTCTTCGTTAAATAAACCGCCATTCTGCTCCATGGCTTCACTATTCGTAGTAGCAGCAAAGCCTAAAGTTGTAAGTCCGGTAGCTATATCGGCCTTACCACTAAGTTCTTGGATAAAGTTTGTAAGAACTTTAAACTTTTCAACTCCCTGATCTTCTCTAGTAAATATAGCGGCCGTAGTTTGTAGATAATCCCGTGTAATTGCATCACGATATACTGACCCCGATGTATCTCATGGATCTACTGACCCAGCATCTAACTTCTCTACCTCAGCTCCTTCCGTTGTAATAGCAGTCGATCCATAACTTCCCATGCTTAGACTTTGTGCATACTCTGGAAGAAACTGACCCTCGGCATTAAGTATAAATTCACTCTGCAATGCTTTGCTAAGAGTCGGAGCGTCCATCATTCTTCCAGCCCCCGAAACAGCAAATTCTCGATTAGCTTCTCCTATATTAATTTTAAGCTGATTTTCTATAAGGGCTGCCTGATCTGCATCTGATATGTCTGCAAGATCAACACCTTCTATTCTCTCAAGTATTTCTTCACGTTCGGCATAAAGGGCTGGATCTACGGGTTGTAGACCATGTATATTAAGGTCTGTTTCAGGTATTTCTGCGATCCGTGCTCCTTCCTTTGCCGCTATAACTCCGCTATCTCCGGACTCGCCTAATAGTCTATGAAATACTGCAGCTCGTTTCTCAAAAGGATTTCCACCAGTCTCTCTATTATATTCTTTATAATTATCTCGATCAGCAAAAAATCCGGGTCCAGCACTTCGTGCTTCTTGATCTCATGCGATTTTCGCTTCGTCTAAAATAGCTTGCTGATCTTCATTAAGGGAGCCAGCTGCATAAGCTGCCGCCGCCATCCGTTGTGTATTGTTAGATAATGGACCGTCCGTCACTAAGTCCATCTGCTCCGTATCTGTTCATCACTGACTTATGCTTTTTGAGTAAGGACTTCACATCTCATGCGCGCCCCGCTCCCATTTCCGTAAGGGTGCCATTAATTCATCTAATGCCATACCAGCATTGGCCACAGCTTGGTCCCACTTGGTGCCTTGATAACCCTCTCGACTTAGCTGCTGCAAAGCTCCTTGTGTAGCCGATATATCTCTATCAGCTCCTTCGGTTGGATCTGCAAAACGAACATTAAATAATTGACGAACTTCAGCTAATGGCATTCCTGTACTTTGCTCCATTCAATACATAAATCCTTCGTAATCCTGTGATTCCATGCCTCGTCCTTCAGTTATTCGTAAGGTACTTGCATAACGATCTAAATATGGATCAATTTGAAAGCCGGCCATTTGTTGTGGACTCATTTTTCCAGATCCCATATCCTGATCAATATTATAACGCATACGATACACATCAAATGCATTCATTCCACTCAGATTACCCAGAGCTCCAATCATATCTGTAGTTGCACCGCCATGCTGCATATTGTTATACTGTACTAAACCCATAGCTGTTTGCATAAAATTTGTTTGGCCTTGTGCGAGGGCTGCAGCTGCATTCGAAGTTCCACCTAACTCCCGTGCAATAGTTAATCCTGTACCAGTGTCTTGAACCATATCCTGGACCGTTAATCGTGCTTCCTGTAACATCTGCATACCACCTTGCATACCTACGCCAGACCCGCGGTACATTTCAGCTCCTTGTCGCATAAAATTCATTAACTCCATTGGATCCATACCACTCGCTTTAGCCGACTGTGATATATCTAAAGCAAACATTGATGCATCGCCTGTACTTACTAATCCTTCACGCTGCATATCTGCCATCATTTTTATAGCTTCTTCTTGCGTCATTCTAAGTGATTGCATAACTTTACGCGTGTTTGCAATTACGCCTTTCGCGACGGACTCAAATTCATCAACAGACCGTGTTGCATCAAAGCCTCCAGACTTAGTAAATTCTAATAGCTCACTCTGTATATCATCTCTAGTCAACTTATTTACTCTAGACTCGTAAGAATCCGCAATACCAAGAAGGTTTTCAGCCATACGTGTACCTCCACTCTCACTGAGAGCAGTCGGCATAAGTGTTCGTTTACTAATTGCCTGTAGCGCTCCTCCAACCTGTTCCTCCTGTTGCCGTTGTTGTCCGGCCCATCCCATAGTCATATCATAGCCCATGCCAATTATACTGCCTGCAAAAGCACCAACTGGTCCACCAACAGCTCCAATAGCTGCACCACCTGCCATACCAGTAAGCATTCCAGTGTTTCGTTCAAGAAGACCTGTGACACGGGTACCTAGAGCATCACCATAGCGCTGATTAAATTCAGATCTAGAGAATGCCATCTCATTAGGGTCGTAGCCAAAGCCTAATGCCCCTTTAAATAAACCGGGCATATCTACATTTTCTAAACCAGTAGCCGTAAAAAGTCTTCCTCCAGGCTGGCCAATAGCTTGTATTGCTTCCATTTGCCTAGTAAAGTCAGTTATGCCCTGTTGTGGAAAACGTACTATCGGTGCAGGAGGTACCATAAGACCCATACGCTCCATCCCAGTCGTAAATTTAGAGTACCCTAATTTAAATGCATCATAATTATGATTTAAATATGAAGACAGGTCAGAGTGGGACGAGCCTGCTAACTGTTGAGTTGTTTCCGCAAAACTACCTGCTGTAGTCGCCATGTAACTGGGCAAAGCTGAAAAAGACATATCAAGACCAGGAGGAGCCGGCGCTTGAGAAAAAGCGGCAGCTCCCATGGCCATATTAACTTGAGATCGTATTTGATCAAGTTGGGCCCCAAGATCTGATGGATCTATTTCAATTTTATAAGTTAAAGTATCTTCTGCCGGCATTGATTCACTTTCAGTTATTTAGGTTCTGGTGCTGTAGTAACTTTTACTGTTTGTGTAAATAGGTCTTTCATATCATTAAATTTATCTTTTAACGTATCTCGTTTTGTTTCTACTTCTGGATCAATCAGTCCTTGATATGTACTAAGTAAATTATTAAAAGCCTGTATTTCAGTTTGACTGCTTCGATCTAAAGTTGTTGCTTTATATTGAATCAAAAAACGTAAATGCTCTATTTGATCTTTCCTAGCTAAAGCTTTAAGTAAAACTAGCTCTCTGACTCCACCTTGGCTTCCGAGATTGATTCCTTTGACGATTGCTTCGATTCGTGCTCGGTTGAGGCGGTTTCGAAAAAAACTTCATCTATCTCTTGGCCAGTATAAAGTTCAGCAATTTCACGTTCAAACTGAGTTTGTTGCTTCACTAAATAATCAATAACAGCGCCGGGAAGTTTTTCTAAACATTTTTTTGCCTCAACCGAATCTTTAAACTCCTCTTTCCCGTACTGTATTATTGTATGTGATAGTAACTTTAAACTATATGTATGTAGTACATACGCAGTAGACCCTTTTAATGTAGCCAGGCTTTTTTCAATAAGAAGTTGGTCCTTCGCTGATAAACTTCGTATCACAGCTGTAATTTTACCATCTAAAAGACTTACCTCTTTTGTTGCATACCCTTGAAAAAATAAATCTTCAAGTAGTGGGTTAGTTTTATTGTCTGCCATAATATAATATTTTCTTTTGGTTAATTTTATGGTTATATTGAAATAACTATCTCGTTCTTTTAATATATCAAAAATTTATGGTCAGGTCAATAGTAATTATCTGTAGAAATTGGTATAAGAACCATGAATATTTATATAAGGTTTATATGGCAAATCCAACAATAATTCTATCTAATATGGCGTACCTCACTGGTCTCGCACCTATTAGTCTTAAAAAAATACGTAAATTCCTAACTATTGAAAATCCATTATTTCGACAAGGCTTAAATTTAGGGCTTGCTAATTGGGGTGTTCCACGGGATATTACATACTACAAAGAGCCTGATGATAATGATGCTGGCTCACTTACAGCTCCCATCGGAGCACTAAATGAAATATTACTTATAATACAAGAGGATGGGGAAGTTTCTCTATCAGACATTACTGATAATCGCTACACAAGGGATTTATCAGATTACTTTGATAAAGTGCAATTTACCCCGACCCTACGGGATTACCAACAAGATATGGTAGATGCCTGTGCAAATAAAACCGTAGGCGTTTTAGAAGCAATGACTGGAGCTGGCAAAACTATTTTTGCGTTAGCTCTTATTCTTAAAATGAAACAATCAACTATTTTTTTAGTTAATACGTTAGAACTTGCACAGCAAACGATTAATGCATTTATAAAATTTACAAATTTAACTGTAGATGATATTGGTTTTATTGGCGATGGACAGTTTAGTGTAAAACCTATCACTGTCGCCCTTCATCAAACCATGGCACGATTATCTGAGAAACAATTTGGCTTGCTAAATAAAAATGTGGGCATGGTAATTGCTGATGAAGTTCACATCGTAGCAGCAAGTACATACTACCATACTATGACTTCATTAAAAGCAAAGTATAAATGGGGTATATCAGCAACACCAAAAAGGGATGATGGCCTTACAAAAGTTATATTTTTAGCTACAGGACCAAAAATCCACACTGTTCCAAAAGAGAAATTTAAGAACATTTTAATTACACCTGAGTATAAACCGATAGAAACAACTTATACATTTCCATTAATACAGTCACAGGACTATCAAGAAATGATAGCCGACTTATCCATAGATAAAATAAGAAATGAATTAATTTGTGATACGGCAAAAAAATATACAGATAAAATGTTAGTATTTTTATGTTTACGTATTTCTCAAGTGGAACATTTAACCAAAGAGTTAGGGGATGACGCCGTAATGCTCACCTCTAAAATGTCAAAAAAAGAACGTAAAGCACGAATGGCTCAACTAGTTTCTGGAAAAAAACGCATTGTCGTATCTACCTATGGTTTATTCAGTACAGGTATAGATATTCCAAAACTAGAAGTGTTATTTATGTGTGCACCTATGCGCTCAGAAGTGAAGCTTAGACAAAGTGCAGGAAGATTAATGCGAAAAGCTGAAGGTAAAACTTCTGCAAGCATTATTGATTTTGTAGATCGTCAGGTTGGCTTATTAGCTGCACAGGCACGTAAGCGTGCTAACGTATTAAAAAAACTATAAGGAGAAGAATCAAATGGCAAAACGTTTTAATTGGAAACGCTTAACACCACAACAACGTAAAGAACGTAAAGAAACATTAAAAACATGGTACAATCCGCCTGGGACACAATATGTCGTAACTGTATCTGGTTTAATAACCACCTTACCTACCGACCCCGATCGCAGAAAAACATTTATTGAGAATGACTTAAAAGTAGACGGGGCAGATGACGCATATCAAGTATTTATGGAGGCAGTTAATGAAGGATAAACCTACTAAAATAAACCTTGCGGATATTGTAAATCAGTATCCAGCCCCTATCCTGCATGTATGTGCCCATCCCGTGCAGCCACTTACCGGTACAACAACACTTACAACTCCTACAGAACAATCTGATCAGCTATGGGACTCAAGTATCAAAGACTTCTGTACTGATTTAACACAAGCTGCTACAATGTTACAGTTTAATTGCCTAGGATTAGCGGCTAATCAAATATGGAAAAGTGAGGAAGCTTGTCCAGCAATTTTTGTTATGCGATGGCCTATTGACAATTTTACAAGTTGGAAATGGCAAGAAATAATTAATCCAGAAATTGTAACTAGTGGGAAAAAAACCAAGCATGATGAAGGCTGTTTAAGTCTTCTAGGACATAAGCTAGAAAAAAAGACACAGCGTCGTGCAAATGTAACTTTAACTTACCAAACCCTAGATAGTACTATTCCACAAACTATAAAGTTTTATGGCCACCTTGGTCCATATGCGCAAATAGTTCAACATGAATACGACCATCTTCAGGGCAAACTCTGCGGTAAATAATTATGGATGCAGATAACGTAAAAACAGATATAGAGCGTTCTGGTTATCGTATTACTCGCTGTTGTGGAAATTGTAAATTCTATTGGTATTATAAAGGTAATCAGCGGCGTGGAAACTGTCGTTTAGGAAGTGCGTACGCTCGCACTAAAGCTACAGGACAGGCACGTACAGATCACGATAATAAAAAGCGATGGCCAACTACATACAGTACTTGTGTGTGTGATTTCCATATTATTAAAAGTAGAGTGTGGAGTCTATCCAAAGTCACCGATTATTGTGGTGCTAAATTGGAGGACGGATAACTATGTATATAGGTATTATAAAATTACTGGAATCGAGGGGTTATCAAGCCTATATCAGCGATGAAACCGCACGTGATATTTATTTAGGTAAAACACCGAAAAGGCATCATGTGGCTGTTGCTGCGCAATTCACGGAATTACAGCAACAATTCAAGGAATTTATTGTAAATAGTGACTCCTATACCACCACACTTAAATTCCGTTACAGGAATGACTTATTTATTGTGAGGCCCCTACAACAGATTAAACTGGATCATATGTATTGTAGCTATAAACATACCACTTCATTTGAAGTTGATGCAAAATATCGTGGGTATACCATTCAAGCCCTATACTATAATCCAATTAAAAAAACTTGGCTTAACTTTTATGGGGCTAAAGCGGATATTGATAATAAAATTATCCGTTTAATCAATGGTCAAACAAGTTTACTTGAATCCAAAATACGATTGTTAAGTGGGCCAACTTTAGCGGGTACTCTAGGTGATGGGTGGAAACTTGCTAGTAAGACACATGACGCGATTAAAGCCTGTCATTTAAAAGTTATTATGGCGCATACAAGTCAAATTCGTATTGAACTTACTAAAGTTTTTGGAGAATGCCGTGTTCCAAGTAAGGTATTTAATATTCTACGATCTACTAAGTTACTAGATGTTATATTTCCCGAACTTGTACTCTGTATTGGTATTCCACAATCCAATAAACGTGCTAATTTAGATTTGTATCAGCATATTATGTATGCTTTGGATAGTGTAAAACTTAACCAAACTAATAGCGTGGTAATACGAGTTGCAGCCCTGCTGCACGATATTGCAAAACCACATACACAAATTGAAACAGAAACAGGTATGCATTTTTATAGCCATGAAATTGTTGGTGCAATGTTAGCGGAACGGATTCTATTTCGTTGGGGTTTTTCTAAACCCCTAAGTAAAAAAGTTTCTTTGTTAGTTCGTAATCATTTATTTGATGCATATGCGAAGGTACCAATTAAATCCCTTAAAAGATTAATTGCACGCGTAGGTCCAGAAAATATACATGATTTAATTGATTTGCGAATAGCCGATCGTCATGGGACTGGTCGTAAAGATATTTCAATGAAAAAAGTCCATGCATTTCGTGCTCGTATAAACAAAGAGCTGGCCAAAATTTCACCAACCCAATTTAAACTGGTTCTGTCAGAAACGGACATACACAACTATATTAGGTATTCTACGGATAGCGCATCTGATGCTATTGAGCCCATTCAACAGTACTTAGAAAATAAAGTACTATATGGGCGCCTTGCTAATAAAACCACTAATTTAAAAAGAGCTATACGGGAAATTAATAAAATTAAATGTCCTCTAGATAAAGCTCATTTATTTAAAATGTGGACTAAAATTGGTAAAGCTGATCCGGAGATTTTTGAAGATGGTAAACTAAGATGTGGAGTGTACTGTAACTTTATTTGTGACAAACTTAAACATAAGACAAACTCATAATGAATGAAATACTTATAATAAGTATCTTTGTTGTTATTATTGTAGTGTACCTTAAAAGGTATCGACGTATACAACAACAATATACTTCCCTCTCTAAACAATACTCAACGCTACTATCACAAAAGAAAAGTAGTGAAATAACGACAGGGCAAATAGCTGAAAAACTAGTGCCCTTTCTCAACCATTTTAAACATAACCCCAAAGATGCACTCTTTTGTGGTAACCCAATTGACTATATAATTTTTGGGCAAGATCAAATAACTTTTATTGAAGTAAAAACGGGAAAAGCTCGGCTTACCAAAAAACAAAAACGGATAAAAGCTATTGTGCAACAAAAGAATGTAGAATGGGAAGAAATAAGGATTAACTAATGTATATACATTCTCTCTATAGCAGTAGTTCTGGAAACTGTACACGTGTGTATAATGACACAACAAGTATATTACTGGACTGTGGTGTAAGTATGAAACGGATTTTTACCAATGGTGACTTTCCGATTGATGCTATTTTTTGTAGTCATGAACATAGTGATCATGTTGCTGGAGCTGGTGTTTTATGCCGAAAATTAAAAGTGCCAATTTACATACATAAGAAATCTTATGAACCATTAACGGAAAAGATCTTCAAAAAATGTGAAGATTATATAAATGAATTCGAAGGCGGACAGGCTATAACAATAAAGGACTTTAGAATTTCAGCATTCTCTACTCGTCATGACTCTAAAAATGGTGGTATGGGATACATTGTTAAGGAGCTTTCTACAGGAAAATACTTTGGCTACCTAACTGACACAGGTAGCTTTACTAAACTTATGAAAGAAACCTTACAAGGCTGTGATGCTTATTTTATTGAGGCGGCGCATGATATTGAAATGTTAAAGAACAATGATACATATGATGACATTTTAAAAGATAGGATTACAAGCCCTTTTGGACATTTATCTAATGAGCAAACAATGCAATTTATTGATGATGTTGTTAAGGAAAATTTTGATAAAACACAGTGGATTATTTTTGGGCATTTAAGTGAAAGAACTAATACGCCTGAATTAGTTAAAACCGCATTTTACACTAAATTTTCAACACAAAACTATAATAATATCCATACTGCTCCTTGCGATATCTTACAAATTATTTAGTTGCAAAAGAGTTAAAAGCAACTTATATTAAAGTATAATAATTAACTTCAAACCAGAAAACTAAATTGGATATTATTGTATTTGATATAGAAACAATTCCACAAAAAGAATCTCTTACCGACTCACAAGCAGCCTACCTAAATACCCGATTAACACGCCTTCTTGGTACTAATTACTTAGAACATGAAGATTATGATGAGACACGGCGACGGACAATGGGAACCTCCCCGTTCCTTGGAGAAATCGTTTGTATTGGTATTAAAAAGGTTCTTACCACAGGAAAGTTTGATTCTGTAGCACTAACCGGTTCAGAGCAAGATATATTAACACGGTGGTGAGGTATCGCCTCAAAACACACCGGAAAATATGTACATTACAATGGACTAGGGTTCGATGTCCCATGGATAATCAAACGTTCAATAAAACATGGTATAAGAGCTACAAGTAAAGACTTTTTAGAGCTAAGACGCTTTCAAAAGTATCCACATTTTGATGTACAGATGATCCTTGCAGACTGGGACCGATTCAACGTTGTATCCTTAGATCTAGCATGTGACTTATTTAAGGTTCCTTCACCGAAAACAGGTGAAGTGAAAGCACAAGATGTGGAAGCCTATTACCATGCTGGAAAAATCGATGAAATAGCAGAGTACTGTTTAAAAGATGTAGACTCTACCTATGAAATCTATAAACTGTTAACACAATATATTAAACACTAATCAAGGTACTTAAAATATATGAGCTTATTTGAACAGGCTGCCGCAAAAGGCACCCGATTAAAGATGTATATTTATGGTGATACCGGAACGGGTAAAACTGTCACCAGTTTACACTTTCCAAGCCCGGCCATAATTGATACCGAACGAGGCTCGGAACATTATGGTGACAAATTTACATTTCAACGACTTGATACAGCAGAACCAAGCAGAATTAATCAAGCCTTGGATGAGCTGTTAAAAGATCCTGCGGACTTTAAAACATTGATAATTGATTCTTTCTCTAATATTTGGGATAAAATTCAAGACATTCAATTAAGTCGTATGAAAGTTAAAACTGGAAATCCAAACTATGTAATTCAACCAATCGATTACAAAACAATGAATGCAGAAGTACGTGGTATTGTACACAAACTATTAGCTTTAGATTTAAACATTATCGTAACTGCTAAATCAAAGCTATTATATAGTACTGATAAATCTGAATTTATGCAAGTTATTGGCACACAACCCGATGGGCCTAAGGGCCTGCCTTACATGTTTGATACTGTATTAGAGTTAGTCAAAGATGATGAAGGGGTGCGAAAAGCCATTACACATAAAGATCGAACAAATTCTTTACCACCCGACTTTGAATTTAACTATCAAGAAATGGTTAAACATTTAGGGATAGATGGTTTAGAACGAGAACCGGTTGTATTTAACCAACAAGAGGCGCTTGACGGCCTATCACATAGGACGACTGATGTTGTCTTTAATGGAAAAACAGTTCGTACTGCAGGAATAATAGACACGTCATTACAAAAATTATCTAGCCTCGTAAAGAAGTTAGGTGAGCAACAAGTAATGTCTAAACTTAAAAGTGACTATCTAGTAGATAGTTTCTTAGATTTGAAGGATGATGAAGCAGGTCTTTTTATTAGAGATCTAAATAATATATAACACCAACCAGGAAACTAAAATGGGAATTAACTTTAAAAATATAGGTGAAAACTCTGGCGGAAGTTTTGAGGCTTTACCTGAAGATAGATATAATGTTGTTGTAGAAAAGGCTGACCTTAGAACAGCCTCTACAGGAACACAAATGATAAGTGCACAATTTGCAGTCACTGACGGGCAATATAAAGGTCGTAAGTTATGGAATAACTTTACCTTAACCCCTAAAGCGTACGTTTATCTATATAATTTTCTAAAAGCAGCTGGTAGCAAGACTATTGATGCCGATGATGTAGATGAAACAGAAGTTGCGGGTCAAATGCTAGGTCTTACTGCAAGTGTGTTTGTAGAGATTAAGAACAATAATCAAGGCAATGCTGTAAATGTTATGAGTAGATTTTCTGGGCTTGATAGTTCAAGCACAGCTACAACTACAACAACTAATGCAGCTCCTGCTGACAAATTATTCGCGTAATTAATCCTAGATTCGGAGGGCTGATTTTTATCAGCCCTCTTAACTTTACTCAACCTAATTTATGAAACAACACGAACAAGTCGATTTAGAAGGGTATATAACAAACTTACACTATCAGGATACAACGACAAAACTGTATACTGAGCCACCACTTATTTTACGTGGGTTTGTGCGACGAGCTGATGGAATTGGCAGCCATCTACCTAATCTGTTTGACAACATTTTTTGTGAATATAAAAATGTTTCTTTTGCTACACCTACAGATAGACGACCGTTTATGCATGGTTTTTTACAAGATCTGCCGAATACAGACGTCGCAACCATGGAGAGATATAAACAAGATTTACTTTGGGTAGCGAAGTACCGTGCTAAAGAGAATAAACACATTCAAACTCCCGACCCATTTATGAGAAGTAAACTAATTAATCTAGGTGGATTTTGTGGGCCCTTACCTCAAGAATACTCCAACAATTTTCTTGATTTTTTTAAATTTAAAAAGCAATTACAAGCGACGTTATATCTTTATTTAATGTGGGAGAGTGCGGACATGTCACAACTGGAACCATTTATCACTCTTTATGACCATATTATTGTAACAAATACATGGTTACAACAACAACTTCAACAAGCCTATCCAACACAGAGTGTGATCCTAGTGGAGCATTTTGCTAACTACTATAAAATTCAAGCACTAGGCAGTCAAGATAAATTTATCTTTGGCTTTTCAGGAGGTTTATGGGAACGTAAGAAGGTAGATGTGATCCTTAAAGCATTTAATAAGGCCCGCCAACCAAATGATCTACTTAAAATTCACTCACGTAAACATGCTAATACAGCACCAATGCTAGAGACATTTAATAAAGTATTTAAAGATAACTCAGCACAAGTTGAGTTAAATAATCAAACACTCACAGATGCTGACTTTTCTCAATGGTGGTCTACTTTAAATTGTTATATTTTTATTTCTGCTGGTGAGGCATACAGTATAACTCCTAGACAAGCACTGATGCAAGGTACCCCAGTTATTTTATCAAAAAATACTAGTCATTTAGATTTATTAGATGTTCCAGGTATTTTATGGGTTGAGTGTGAAGCACAACCTACCGCCAAGTATTCTGGCAATGCTGATGTTGACCAAGCACGAGGCATTCAGTTTGAACCTAAAATGGAATCTGTTATTGATTGCATACAACAAGTAAAAGATAGGTATGCACATTGGAAAGCAGAGGCAATCAAAGGCGGAGCTATTCTGGAAAAACGCACTGCAGTAGCAGCCATCAAAAATCAATGGAGACAACTACTTACTAATGAATAAAATTATTGCAATTAAAGCTTGGAAACGTCCTGATTACTTTGATACAATGTTGAGTGCGCTTGAACAATGTATAAATATTGAAGAGTATATACTACATATTTCTATAGACGGTGGAGTCAAAAAACAAAGCCAAAATATAGCTCAACAAGCAATGCAACAACGTATAGAACAAAGTCCTTTATATAAAAATAAACAAATTAAAACTCTAGTATTACAGCCTAAAAATATTGGATGCGCTGGTAATACACGTTTAATTTTGGACAAAGCATTTAACGACCCAGACACTGACTTCGTAATTCATCTAGAAGATGACACTGTTCCAGCCAAAGATCTTTTGTTGTATATGGAATGGGCTAATAAAACTTTTAAGTCAGACCCAGAAGTTTTTTCAATAGCCGGTTATAATCGCACACCAGAGAGGCATAATATTAGTGAGAATCTAGGCAAAACTTATCTGTGTTCATGGTTTAGTTGTTGGGGCTTTGGTTTATTTAGGCGTATCTATGAGGAAATAAGTGCTTCAAAACTAGGGATATTTGGAAGTCTTGGAGGTGGTAGCGGGTTTGGAACCGATACCTATAATGAAGCCTGGCTAAAAAACAACACAATCAGTGACCAAGGTTCCTGGGCGAGACCTTTTAATCATTACTATAGACGAGACAGGGTAGAAGTTCATCCATACGTAGGTCGAATACAGAATATTGGGGAAATGAGGGGTAAATGGAATCCAGGAGGAGAGTGGTGGAAAAAAAACCAATACTGTCCGGAATGGTATGAAAATACTCCGAATAAAACTGCAGTGTATGAGTTTCATATGCCTGATAAAACATTAGGAAAACCAGAGAAATAAATGTTACCTATAAATAGATTAGATAGTATTAATCGACTGGCACCAAATCTATTCACAAACAATGCTTCTGTATTATATGTAGGAGCTAGGACAGATCGATTTGACTTATCAGTCCCATTAAAAAATAGTAATGCACAAATTACCGTTCTTGAAATTTTTGAGCCTAATATTAAATACTTAAAAACTTTAGATTTTGTTCATAAGGTGATACACGGCGATGTCAGAAATGTAGATACGGATATTATATATGATAATATTATTTGGTGGCACGGCCCTGAACATATTCAAAAAACAGAGCTTGCCGCAACTTTAAGTAAGCTAGAAGAGATTTGTAAAAATATTATTTTACTTGGGTGTCCATGGGGAATTTATAAGCAAGGGCATCTTCATAATAATCCACATGAGGAGCATGTCTCACATTATGATGGAGCTACGTTTAGGGAACTGGGCTATACAGTTGAATGCCTAGGCGAGAAGAATGTTCAGGGATCAAATATAACTTCTATAAAATATATGGAGACAAAATAATGTATAATACTGGATACCCGTGATTAACAAAAGGTGCAGTTATTTTTTTAGAAACATTTTTAGAAAAGAATCCTAATGCTGATATTTTAGAATTTGGCTGTGGAGGCTCCACCAAATGGTTAGCACCACAAGTTAATAAATTAATTTCAATAGAACATGACTTAAATTGGGCTACTAAAATACAAAAAAGTACCCCAAGCAATACGTTAGTAAAACATGTTTCACGGCCATGCAACACTGTATGCTCTGAATTCGAAGATGAGTCTTTTGACCTTATCTTAGTTGATGGACGAGATAGAATTGCATGTGTATTGGACTCTATACGACTATTAAAACCTAATGGATTTTTAATGCTTGATAATGCTGAAAGACCTGGATATCAACCAGCCATAGATAAATTAAAGTCCTGACCTAAAACAGTAACTAAAGGCCCTGATTATACAGGCACCTTTAATTATAAAAATAGGGATGGCTCAGAATGGCAAACAGCTTGGTGACAAAAACCAGAGTAAATGAAAAAAATATTTATACATTTTGGGTGTCACAAAACTGGGACTACCTCTATCCAAAAGTTTTTTATAGAAAATACTGACAGGCTTAATAAGGTCGACTTTGATTATATGCACAAACCAAACGGTAGGCATACCGAGTTAGGTCAATGTGTCCTAAGGAATAAAGTAATTAACGCCACTGCACCTGTCCCAAAGCGACATGAGTTACGAAAAAAAACACAAAATAAGATTAGCCACTTCCTGACTAATAGCAAGCATAGCAATTTTATTTTCTCGGATGAAGGGTTAGATTTCATTAGAATGCAGGCGGAGATAGACCAACTTATAAAATTATTTCCTGAAAATTACAAATTAATTCCCCTTCTTTGTATTAGAGAAAAAGAAGATTGGAAAAAATCCTGAATAGCGTACCTTATACGTATAAGCCGCGCTACTAACGATAGCGGTTCGCCCTACTATGCAGATAATAGCTCTTGGTATTTCGAGATAGAAGATCTTATACAACTCTTGGAGCAAAACTTTAAGGAGGTTCTATTTGTTCAATATACCCCTAATATAACTGGGCCTATTTTAAGTAAAATGGGCATTCCCATTAAAGTGGAAACAGAGTTTTATTTAAATGAAAGTTAATCAATTAGAAAAACGGGCTAATAAGGCCAATTTAAAGTATCGAAAAGCAAAAGAAGCCTTGATATTAAAGGTGCCGGTACCTATATTATATACACGAAAGGGATTGATTGCTCAGCAATCAACTGTAGATTATACAGGGCTTATAAAGGGTGGTAAGTTTATCGCTTTTGACGCTAAAGAAACAAAAAGCAAAACAAGTTTCCCCCTATCAAATATACATGATCATCAACTAAATTATTTAGAAATAGTTGAAGAGCTAGGTGGTATCGGATTTTTCCTTATACATTTTACTCAGCTATATGAAGATGAAGCATTTGTAACTCCACTATCAATTGTCAAAAAATATTGGTATGGAAATACACGAAAATCGATACCAATTAAAGATTTTAAACAAAAATGACTTACCAATATTAACCAGTATTTAGACCTATGTTTATAAAAATAATTCCTAATAAAACTTCTGTGTATCAAATTATTACCTCTATGTTCAATGGCATAGGTCATATTCCAGAGCATAATGAAGTGTATACAAAGATGGTGCCACATAATGTCGCAGCAGTACTAGATGACTATCCTGCAACTGTTTTACATGATGTGTACGTACCAACTAACGAAATAAAGGTAATCATAAAAATTAATGATTAATCAAGATTATAAAAAGTTTGAAATAACCGACACATTCGTCGAAAAATATAAAAGAAAACGCCCACCTTTTGGGTTCAATGGCTTAGGTGAACTCGTATATATGAGAACCTATAGCCGTGTAAAATCAGATAATAAAAATGAAAATTGGTGGGAAACTGTCCGCCGTGTTGTGGAAGGAACTTACAACATGCAAAAAACTTGGATTGATTCACATCAACTTGGATGGAATGCTTGGCAAGCCCAACGTTCTGCTCAAGAAATGTATGATAGAATATTTAATATGAAATTTTTACCTCCAGGTAGAGGTTTATGGGCTATGGGAACTGCCATTACTGAAGAGCGAGGACTTTTCGCTGCTTTAAATAATTGTGCATTTGTTAGTACGGCGACATTAAAAGATGATCTATCAAAACCTTTTTGCTTTCTAATGGATGCAAGTATGTTAGGAGTAGGCGTTGGGTTTGACACCAAAGGAGCGGAGCAAATACTAATTAAAGGTGCAAACACTTCCCGGCCAACAGACTGTTATCAAATACCTGACTCTAGAGAAGGGTGGGTAGAAAGTTTACGCTTACTACTGGAATCATACTTTTTAGGAACAGCTCCTCTAACATTTGACTATAGTCTAATTCGTGGGGAAGGCCAACCAATAAAAGGTTTTGGAGGCGTGTCTTCTGGGCACAAGCCATTAAAATCGCTCCATCAACAAATTACAAAACAATTAAATGTAAACGCTGGATCTCCTATAACCCTAACTACCATTGTAGATGTGATGAATCTTATAGGCAAGTGTGTTGTTGCAGGTAATGTACGACGAACAGCTGAAATTGTATTTGGTGATATGACTAGTGATGAGTACATTCAATTGAAAAATTATAAAGTGAACCCTCAGCGCGAAGATTATGGGTGGACCAGTAATAATTCTGTTTTTGCAGAATTAGGTATGGACTATACTAAGGCGGCGGAGCGTATAAATGACAATGGTGAGCCTGGATTTGCGTGGCTAGCTAATATGCAAAATTATTCACGTATGCGTAATGGAGCTGATCGTAAAGATCAACGAGTTGCGGGAGGCAATCCATGTTTAGAACAGTCTCTTGAATCATATGAATTATGTTGCTTAGTAGAAACGTTTCCAACCAACCATGAAACTTTAGATGACTATTTAAAAACCTTAAAATATGCATATTTATATGCTAAAACTGTTACCTTAGGAAAAACACACTGGCCAGAGACTAATAGAGTAATGCTACGAAACCGGCGGATTGGATGCTCGGTTAGTGGTATCGCACAATTTATAACTTGTCGTGGCCAAGGAGAATTAAAAAAATGGTTAGAATTAGGATATGATACCATTCAAGGGTATGATAAACAATACTCAGATTGGCTCGCTGTTCCACGAAGTATTAAAACAACATCTGTTAAACCTTCCGGAACTGTATCATTATTAGCCGGCGCTACACCAGGCTTACATTATCCTGAAAGTCGTTTTTATATACGACGTATACGTCTGTCTAAACTGTCTCCGCTAATTGGCCCACTAAAAAATGCTAATTATAAAGTTGAGCCTGCTTATGGCAGTGAAGATACTACAATGGTTGTAGAAATTCCTGTGGATGTAGGTGAAGGTATTCGTACCGTATCAGACGTGTCTATGTGGGAACAGCTTAGCTTAGCCGCTTTTATGCAAAGAAATTGGGCTGATAATCAAGTCTCATGTACAGTAACGTTCGACCCAGAAACAGAAGGCCATCAAATAGCATCCGCTCTTAATTATTTTCAATACCAATTAAAAGGCATATCCTTTTTACCAAAGACAGCTACTGGCGCTTATCGTCAAATGCCTTATGAAGAAATAACGGAAAAAGAATACTACAATATGGTAGAGCCGTTAGGCTACCTAACCTTTAGACAGGTTAAAGGCAATGAAGCGATCGTAGAACGCTTCTGCAATAATGATACATGCGAACTCGATTTTGATAAACCCTCCACCAATGGAAGTATTCCAGTGGAAAGTGAGGAAAACATTACTGCATAAAGCAGTGGAAAATGGTATAAGAAGACTAGTTATATAGGGCATATATAGCTAGTTTTTTTTAAACAAGAACAAAACATAACCAGAAAAATAACATTATGACAGACACAAATATACTAGACTTAGGAATCGGAAAACTTGATAGAACAGTAACAGTTGATTCAATTGAAGAAATTGAAGTTCCCGTAAGCGGATCTATGTCAAAGAAGGTTTTATTTAAAGTATCACAGTCAGATGGACGCACATTTAATATATCTGATACGTGGGTTAAAGACTCTAAAGGTGGTTTAAAAATACAAGGTCTGTGGTTAACTCTGGATGAAAAGGGCAATCTTGCTGCAAACTCAACCGTTGCGAAACTTCTTAAGCATTACCAAGTTAAGAATTTACGTGACATTGTTGGAATGGAAGTAAAAACATTTCCGGACCAAAACAACTACTTAGTATTTGCAGCATGTAACACAAATGAGTTAGAAAAAATGTTTGCAACTCCTGTACAAGAGGAAAAAGCAAACTTATTCGATTAACATCGATTAACCAGGAAACAGAAAACTATGAGAACAACATTACAACTTTTACCTGCTGTAAATAATCTATACTCCCTAAATTTAACACCAATACAGCTTAGTGATTTGCAAACAGGTGCTAAAACCCATCAAGCATTAAATGACCTTAATCTGAATGGAACTATCTGGCATCTTTCTCTGTCAGATACAATTTTAGCATATCGCTGCATAACCGATTCACACGATGTTCAGTTACATAAAATACCAACTGATCCAAGTAATAAAACGATTTCGATTATTGAGGCGATGAAGCAACACAAACTATCAAATTGCTATCTGTATACAATTACTAGTCGTTATGATATGCCAAATCCCAAAAAGGGATTTATATTACCGGCTATTAAGGATATAAATATAGATGAGTTAAAAATGCTAGATTTATTTTTAAATCTATTAACTGACCGTAAATGCGGACTAGATGGACTACAGTCTATAACGACACTAAACGCTGGTATAGAGGTATGTAAAAAACATATGCTAGCAAATTTAGAGAAATTTAATAGAACTGACTCCGGAATAGAAGATGAGCAAATGAAATCTCTCGGTAGTCTATTGCAAAAATTATGGCCAACTCTTTCACAATCTATGCTTAAAAATGAGGCTATAACCACAAAGCAAACCGAGATTTTAAATCGGGTTGAAAATATGGGTTTAATCGTTTATATAGGTGAAGCAGCAAATTATAGATGTGTTATAGTGAAACATGGTGCAGGTGGAGGGTCTTATTACCACAGACGCTCTTACGATGACTTTTCATTTTTCGTAATACCTCACACACACCCTACGTATGACTACTGCGATATCGGGCGGTTTCTTTATATGGATATGAGTTCCTATGAAACATGTGTAGGAAAATATTTCTTTTTAGAGGATGAACCCGCTATCCCTGAACACATAGACATTATTAATGAGTGTGGGCGTGCAAAAGGTATCACCAAAGACCATTTTGGTTTAATCACAAATGCAGAACTAACACAGGCTGTAAAACGCTTTATAAATCGTGAAACTAGGGTAAAACGTGAGTCAGAAGCACAAGAACGACTTCAAAAAAAAGCCAGTGATAAGATCAAGGTATTGCAAGAGAAAGATGGAGAGCTGAAAATAAATGATATGATCTTTACGCATGCTGCCATTGAATATCAAGGACAAGAACTGAAGATCGCTTCTAATCATGACAGTACATTACTGAATAATTGGCCGTATACACTTGTAAGACATCTCACAAGATATCAAAGTATTTCTGATATTCACTTTGATACAGTGATACAAACTTTTGTAAAACTTATTACTGGAGTTATTATTGATCAAAAAACTGAGGTGTCAGGGAAAATTGGGGATGTGACGTTTGCAGTCACACATCAAGAAAGTACTAACACTCGTGGTATTACAAGTATACGCTGGTATGTAAATGAGCGGCGTATAAATGCAAAAGAATTGGAGCAAGTACTTGAACGTGCCTTATGCTTTGAGAATCAAGTTGATTATAATAGCTTCTTAAAAAGTGTAAGTTCATGTTCCTTATTTTTCCACCGTTATCTTCAAATAGGAATTGATGTTGCCGTATCTGATCAATTCGATAACACACAAGTATGTATGAAATTTCCGTTAGAAAGGCGTAGAGGTAAAATGTATTTAGTCTTAGGAGAGAGGGAATTCCCTGTCTCTGATACACATAAATTAATTAGACTCTCTAAGAAGAACAATATCTTAGAAGTAATTACTGTTTTACTTGACGGCTCAACGGTATATAATGTACAAGCTGATGATATTAAGCAACTTATACTTGATGGTAAACAAGCCTATGTAGAAGCTATAGAAAAAAGTAAACTGCTTCTTCAAGAAACTGAAGACCTCTTTAATCTAACAGCTGAAACAATGTTAGTAGGTGGAAAGTCGAAGTTTGGTTACAAAATTCAAGGTGACATACGCACATATTTTTTAGAAAAATCTGACATGAGTGCAGAAGAACAGTCTCGAAGCTGTGGAGTTTATGACTTTTACAGTGGACAATATATCTGTATTGTAGATAAATCTACCTCACAAGTAGGACAAGACAAACTCGTTAACAGAATCTTTGCGCTACATAATGATTCACGTGTCGCAAAACATATAAACACGCTAACCAGTAAAAACTAATGATAAAAGGACTCACAGAGACAGTAACTTTAAAAATCGTATCAAGCCGCGGTCACGATGAAGTCATCGATACTGCGGTAAATGTAATGGAACGATTAAAAGTCGAATGTGACGACAACGGTAAATGGGCCTATCTTAATGGCCAACAGACAAGCGTAGAAAGCATCTCCTTAGAAGATCTTCTCGCTGCTGAAGATATTACATTGACAAACGCCTTAGTAGGCGGCTAAATAAACTTGAGTAAGGAGAGGCTTTAACTTAAAGTCTCTCCTTACTACTAAGACAACCGTAACATCAAAAAACAATAAAAGGAAACAAGAAATAAATGAATACTTTATCCGTAATGAAAAATAGCAAGCGATTGACTGGCGATCTCAGACAAGAAGCCAAAAACTATATTAGAAAGCAGTTTATCCAATTTAAAAATAAACTTGGATCTTTTTCTAATCCAGATGTTAAGTTTATACATAAAGTAGGTAAATCCCTAAATATATCAGTGACTGTTGTTAAAAATCTGTGTTTAGAAGCTAACCTAAATCTAGATTGGGGAACAATGAAAGATGCAACTACACGTCAATGGATCAACAATAAAATTGATGATGGTATGTGTCAAGCAAGTCTCGTTAATGAATTAAACTCCAGAGGTGTATTAAATACACGTGGTAACACAATTACTTATAGCTGTTTAGACGCATACAGACGTAATTATTTAGGAGTAGACTCAGGACATGCAACTTCTGGAAGCCCTGATTTTGTAAATCATATGCCAAGGAAAAAGCCAAATGTTGTGACAGGCGGCCTTGGAGTTCATGACACAAAGAAGCCTATTGAAGTAACAACACACAGATATAACATACATATGGGTGATCTTTATAAAGGACTAAACATCACTGAAACTCAAGTGAAAAGAATTTTCACAAAAGAGCAAATAGAACATTCAGCCCCTAACTTTTTAATTGCTGGATATAGGCAGAAAAAAGCAACGAAAACTAAACCACGTAGATAATGCGTTTTAGTATTTCAAAAAAGGTTTATGATAACCTCATTTCATATGGCAACAAATTTTCTTCGAAAGAAGTGTGTGGAGCTCTGGTCGGATATACTGGCCAGAGCACTTACACTTGTGACCAATTTACTGCCTTAACAAATATAAGTAAAGAAGATCAAGGATCTCACTATATCCCTGATCCAAATGAATTTTTTAGTGTTTTATCTAAAACAAAGCAGTTTGATAAAACAAATACAAAAGACTTAGTAGGTATTTTCCATACACATCCTCATAGCTTACCTATACCCTCTCAAATAGATATAAATGGAGCTGGGTATGCAGGTATTTATATTATCTACTCACCTAAGTATGATAAATTAAATACATTTTATTATGATGGGGATGAAACAAATAGGAAGTTTATTCCAACAACAACTACGGAGATTATATGAAAAACATTCTTATTGTAGGAGCTGGAGGCATAGGCAGTTGGCTAGCAGCTCAGCTATATCACTTAAACTACCACAACCAATTACAAGATGTGCCAATAACATTTTGTGACGATGACACTGTAGATACGCCTAATTTACTATATCAAAACTTTACAGAAGATGACTTCATGGAAAAGAAAATAAATAGTATTAGTGATCAATATGGATTCACAGGCATCGATACACGGATAGTCAGCCCAGCTGAACTTAATCCATATACATGTGTAGTGTCATGTGTAGATAACGCCAAATTTCGGAACTTATTATTTAATTGGGCGTTTCAAGAGAATAATGCAGACAAGCATTGGATTGACTTACGATCAGAAGGAAACTCCGTTGCGGCTTTTTGTAAACATAAATCTCACACACTAGAAAGCATGATCAATACGCTCGGAAATTTTGATAAAAATGCGGATGCCGCAGAAGGTGGTAGCTGTCAACGAGCACAAGATATCAATGCTGGAATTGTACAGGTTGGAAATAGAATTATTGCTTCTGTAGGAGCACAGTATATTTTAAATTATATACGTCATGTCTATAGTCCAGCAAAATTCGTTTATACTTTTTAATAACTAATCAGGAATTACATTTTATATGAATGACAAATTAGCAAGTAGAAAACTTTGGGTAGCATTAGGTGGCGTTTTTGCCGTCGTGTTAACAGAGTGGATGGGTATCAGTGCAGAAGCATCAGCTTCCATTATTGATACGATCACTGTAATCGTACCATCTTATCTGGCTGGCCAAGGTATTGTTGATGCCTTAGGCGCTTTCGGGAAAAAGAAATAACTCTATAAAATAGGGGCATACAGAGGTTATTTTACTCTACGGAGTAATCTTCTTATTGTTAATATGCAGGAACAGCTGTTTCTACTGTATGCCCTTACTTTTAGATAAAATTTTTATGAGTACTCTAGATCGCTATTTTAAACTGTTAGCTAAATGTACTACCATTAGCTCGGAACAAGAACGTGAGCTTCTCACAAAAGCTAAAGCTGGTGACCAGCTAGCTTATAATAAATTATTGACAGCCCATCTGAAATTTGTAGTCTCCATTGCTAAACAATATCAAAATCATGGGCTAGCGTTAGAAGAATTAATTGCAGAAGGTAACTTAGGTCTTGTAAAAGCCTTTAATAAGTTTGATTTAGAGCGGCCAAACAATTTTCTTACGTATGCTGTTTGGTGGATTCGTCAATCTATTATGAATAGTATACATGAAAATTCTAAATTAATCAGATTACCTGTAAATAAAATTACAAATATTACTAAACTTAATCGTATTAAACACGAATATGAAGTTACATATAATCGACCTCCAACAGCCGAGGATCTTAAAGTACACCTAACTAAATTAGGACTACTAAAATTATTAAATGATGAACAGTTCGCTTATAACTATGTTCCTTTAGATGCGCCGCAAACAGACAATAATAAAACCTTAAGTGAAGTTATTCCTGATGAGCCTACGTATAGTGAAAAAGAAGCCTATAGTATCTCCCTTAAACAGGAACTTGCACTTATTTTAGCATCATTCCCAGCTAGAGAGCAACAAATTATCTATATGTATTTTGGAATTGATAATGTCCGAAACTATACTCTTGAAGAAATCGGAGTTGATTTAGGATTAACTCGAGAACGTATACGACAAATTAAACAAAAAGTAATCGAAAAACTGCAGTCACGACGGTTAAGAAAATTTTTACAACCTTTTTTAAATGATGACTTACATAACTAATAAACTAGAACTACAACACGCTTTATCTATACTATCAAAGAAATCTATAATAGCATTAGATACAGAAACCACGGGACTCGATCCCTTAACTGATAAAATATTATTAATTTCTATAGGTGATACTACACATCAATTTGTTATGGATGTTGCTAAACTTGGGAACTCCATACAAGATTTTCTCACCTATTTAGATAACCCCACTATTATAAAAGTACTTCACAATGCAAAATTTGATTATAAAATGATTAAAGCACAGTTTTATATAGATATGCAAAATTTAAAAGACACCTTTTTGTTAGACTGTTTAATCACACAAGGTGTACTGCAGGCGCGACATGGATTGAATGTCTTGTTAAAACAATATCTAAATATTGAATTGGCAAAAAGCGAGCAGTTGACTTTTACAAAAATGAATTATGGGGATGAGTTTACACCAGAACAGTTGGCCTATTCTATAAATGATATAAAATACCTCTTACCATTATATGAATATCTGTTATTGGAAATTAAAAAACGTAATATGGGTCTACTGGCCGATTTAGAAAATGAATGTGTACGAGCGACTGGAGACTTAGAATTAAACGGAATCCATTTAGATCGTGCGAAATGGCTTGCCTTATGTATGCGTGCTAAAACAGATGCTTCTACATATAAAGTAATCCTTGATGATCATTTTAAACAATACTGTGGGCTCGATCTCTTTAATGATGTGGATATAAATTATAAATCTCCAAAACAAATTTTACCTATTTTAAGTTCCATCTGTCAAGCTCCTATTACCTCTACAAGCACAGCTGCACTTAAAGCGTTCAAGTCTCATCCAGCAGTCCAAGCACTCTTAGACTATCGTATGGCTATGAAACGTGTCAACACATATGGTGAAGAGTTTTATGAGAAAAGTACTCACCCAGTAGATGGACGAATACATGCTGAATTTTGGCAGTTAGGTCGCGCACATACAGGCAGATACGCTAGTGCCAAGCCTAATATGCAAAATATACCAGCAACTAAAGAATACCGTGAAGCCTTTACAGCACAAAATGCTGATTATAGGATTATTGCGGCGGACTTCTCCGGGCAAGAACTTAGACTACTAGCACATATAAGCCAAGAGCCAAAATTTAAATCAGCCTTAGAGTCTGGTAAAGATCTTCATACAAACTCCGCATCTCTAGTATTTGAAACAGCCTACGAAGAAGTTACTAAACCACAGCGTCAGGCGGCAAAAGCTATAACCTTTGGGTTGATATACGGAATGGGCCCAATGAAATTAGCACATACATTAGATATTGATATTGTAGAGGCAAAAACATTAATACAAAAATACTTTAGAGCTTTTCCTCAAATAAAAATTACAATGTCAAAACTAGAGGGACAGGCACGGCTATCGAAAATAGCATTATCCCCTTTAGATGGGAGGCAAAGTAGTTTAGCTTTTGTAAATTGGAATGACAGGAGAGAAGTATCTCATGCATTAAATATTGCAAAGAACATTCCGTTTCAAGGTGCAGGAGCAAGTACAACTAAATTAGCTCTGTGCCGTATTAAACGTAAACTTGATAAATTAAAATATGACGCACGACTAATAAATGTTGTGCATGATGAAATTTTAGTTGAGGTAGTGGCTCATGAAGCTGACCTAGTAGCTAGCCTAATCGAAACTGAAATGGTAAAAGCATTTAATTTTTACGCCCCCTCAGTCAGCATGGAGGCACAAGCCCATATAGGAAACTATTGGATACATTAAACAAACGAAGGAAATAAATAAAATGAGTGAAGTAAAAACAGGAACAGTAAAGTGGTTCAACAATTCTAAAGGATATGGTTTTATAACCCCCGAAGATGGTGGAGCCGATTTATTTGTTCATATGAGTAGTATTCAAATGGATGGATATAAAACTTTAGCAGAAAATCAAAATGTGGACTATGAACCTGGGACCGGTGACAAAGGTCCAGTAGCTGAAAATGTCGTCCCCAAGTAATTCAAAAACTGAAGAAACAGCTATAGAGTTTTGTCAACGTGAGTATCCTGAAATGATGGTTTTGTTTAAAGAAATACAGCAAGAAGATTATACTGTATTCTCATCAAAGCAAAAGGATTATGGTCCAGGGAATATTGCGTTAGGCACAACTTTATCTACCGAAGCCGATAGACAAATGAGTCTGACCGGATTAATAATTAGAATGAATGATAAAATTCAACGACTGTTAAATTTAGTGGTAAAAACAAATAGGGCTCCCGAAAATGAATCTATCGCAGATGCATTTATGGACCTCTCTGTTTATGGAATTATTGCGCGGATTGTTAAAGAGGGAAAATGGGCTAAGTAGTACTATAATTAAAAGGGGGTATCTTTGTAAGAAACCCCCTTTAGTTTTTTTAGCCTAGATATCTATTCATCTGGCTCTGGTTCAGGCTGAGGAGATCCAAATTCAGCTTTATTTAGTGGCGTCAATTTAGCAGCTCTAAGTGAACAATTTTCTAATAAAACTGTTTGCTGAGAAGCTATTGAAAATTGATGTGCCTGAATAAAGCATTCTTCCAAATAACACCCACCATAAGTTTCGCCTTCCATATTTTTCATAAGAAAAGCTAAACCAAACGGATGATTAAAGAATTCGGATGCTAGATTAATTCATAGGTCATCCGACGTACCAGTATCTGGGTTAATAACATTATCTGCTCCTGGATGACTCATATGACCTGGTAAATCATCAGCATTAATACCTTCATAATCTGCCGATTGATCAGACAACTGGTTCTGACCTTTAAGTCAGTATAATGCTTTCATTAACGACGGACCGTTAAACATTACTCGCGACAAAGCTGCCTGTATTTGGTGCCTGCCAGGAATAAAGAATGGTCGCCGTGAACCGACTTCAAAAAGCTGTTGTAATGCTTTATTCTGTTGAATATTAGCATTTTCAACCAGACCAATCGGAACCAGAGTTGCTAAACCAGAATCACCATTAGCGGAAATTGTTGGGTGGCCTGCAGCCAGAATAACTGACTCAGACGACACAAATCCTGTTCCTGTGCCATAGACATCATGATGTTGAGTTGTATTTGGACCATTAGTGTCAGTCCAATCTGCTACCGTTAAATGTGGCATTGTTAAATCCTCCTATATAAATTATTATAATTCATTTAAATTCTTGTGTCAATACCTAATTAGAAAATAAGTTGAATTTTAATATAATTAACAGGGTATTTTACCAGAATCTCTACATCTGCAAGAATTGTGTCTGGAGCAGTGGCTTCGACCTTTACACTAGATACCTTAAAGTCATTTAAAACACCTGCACGTACAAGGAACAATCCTTGTGCAACCAGTACTGAATTAAACAGTTTTAGAAATGCGGGTGTAATATTATTTCTCCCAATGTAAGGCTCAAGACCGCTACGTACAAACTTAGCTGAATAATCAACAGCTCTAGTAATACTTAATTCACGTTTAGCTATACTAGTCACATTAGTTGTTACTTGATGTCTAGATACAATGGGAGCGGCAGGAGATTTTTGTGTTAAAATATATGCTCCTCCACCAGCCATTGTATTAAGCTGGGCATTATTATAATAATCCTGTGAACCTAACGTTTTTGAAAGGCCTGACAATGGTAAGTTAGTGAATGGTTGTTCAGGCACCTGTCCTGCAGATTGTCCAGCAATTGCTGCTGTATAAGCTCAACCTGGAACAGGGGCAAAGACCATCATTTCATTAATTCCAGCAGCTTCAATTTCGTCTTGCACGGCTGATGTAATTGGATCCCAGTAGTAATAACTTTTAGAGCCTACTGTAGTAGTGCCCATAAATCGTGCATAAGCTCCAATCGCTGTAAAGTCAGCATAAGTGCCCATACCAGCAAAACTTGCTTCAATCCACTCTGGATCTAATGTAGTGACGTGACGTAACTCTTCAACATATACCATATCTGGATGTGTCATTATTAACCGTTTTGAATTATATGCAGAGTTTTGATCTCTTACACCACCAGAAGTTACATCATTATCTTCACTGGTTCCATGGTAGCCTTGATTGCTGCCTGGATCAGGTATTTTTTGATTTACAATTGCAATACGTTCTTTTTTACTCTCTGGAGTTGATGCTGCTTCAACTTTTGTTTTCATCGATCCTACAACACCAAGATTCGTCATAAATGCACATGCATAAACTTCACTCTTTTCTAAGTCATCCATTGCACTGTCATAATCACTAGCTTCAGGAAGCGTTCCTGCTCCTCCTGTAATATCTTTAACACCATATGCACCAATAGCAGATCCTGCATTCTGCATAGCAGTTAATACTCCATGAGCTAACGGATTATAGGTAACAGGTTCACCAATTTTGGTGCCAATCTCACCTACACTATTAATCACTGTATACGAATCTATATCTTCACGGAAACTTCTCCATGAAATTTTTACGTTAGCTTTAGCTGCTGTTGCATCCCAACCGCTAATTGCGCCTGATATTGTAACCGTATTTTCATCAGTTCATATTACTTGTTCTGCGCTAAGATGTTTTGTTAATCCAGCAACAGGTCCTTGAACACCAATTAGATCGATATACGGTAAAAACGCATCTCTATCTGCCTGAGTGACTTTATATCAATCTGCATTAGTATTTACTAGATCAATAGCCAGTTCTACACCACTGTATAATACTGGATCTCCACCACTATCTAATGCTTCCGTATAGGCTTGAACATTATATCCCGGCCCAACTATTACTGATGGTAAGTCTGCCGGATTCAGAATAGGGGTTGCGGTACCTTGTACCTGCGAAATCTCTACACCTGGTTTCTGATATGCCATTTGTTATTTCCTCCTAATTATTAAATTAGTCTACAATAAATTCCTAGGATATGTAGACTGTATTTGTTGACTAGTCAATGTTTGGGGCTTGGGTTTACGGGCTGATTGAGCAATTCCATGTACCATTCGTGCACCTAAAATACCCATTGCAGCTTGTGGAGCAAGTCCTCATAAAGCGGCTTGTCCACCAGCGCCCATTAGCCGTTTCCCCATACTTTGGGGCCGACCTTGTGCGTCGGTCTTGTTAGTTGCTAATTCTAATCCTCCCATTCCAATTCCCGTAAAGCCAAAACCTAATGTAGCAGCACCAAGCCGATGTCGTTTTATCACCGCTTGTCCCCGCCTATTATAGCCTTGAACTTTATACTTATTTCCAAACCGTGTCTTGTAATGGCCTCCTTGAATTTTTTTAGCAGCAACAGTTCTATGTCGCGCACTAAATAGCTGTTCCTTCAAGAGTTGTTTAGGATTTTTAAATAGCATTTTCGTGTTTCTAACAGCTTCCCCTCCAGCTCGCTGAAACCAATTTGGTTTCTTTAAAACGCCTTTAGGAGCATGTTTTAACAATCTACCTGGAGATGTTTTTGCTGCAAATCGTAAGCCTTTAGCTAACGATGGCAGCATTCTTAAGAGAGCTGCAGGCGTTGCTAATTTTTCAAACTCCGCTGTTTTTTGCAATTCATCTTTAAATGCATTCATGGTAATTTGTTCTTTGTGTCTTTTTGTTTCAAAAGTCATTAGTTTTAGAGAGTGCCACTTGTTAATACAATATCCTGAGAAATTGCACTAGTTGTTAAACCGCTCGCCGTTGCGAAATCTGTGGGATACACACTACCACCTTGTTCAAAAGAGATAGCTCCAGAAGCCAAAACTTTATAATAGCCCAATGCATTTTCATTATTTGGTAAATAAAACAGGGTATTAGTATCATTAATCTCTCCACTTAAGTCTTGCTTTACTCTAGAATCTCCTGTAATAGCCTCCACATATGAAACAGTTAATGTAGAGCCAGCTCGCGGACTTAAAAATGTAGTAATAGCACTCCCATTTAGATCAATCTTAAAATCCGCACCTTCATATAATTCCAGTTCTACGCCGTTTGGAGGTGTGTAATATAAAATCACATCAAAAGTACTGAACGACGTATAAACATCTTTAACCAAACTATATTGCATTGATATCGGTACTGCCGTAAGTTCAATGCCACTAGTTGATCGTAAAATACTTTCCTCCCCAACAGTTAATGCAGTTAAACTGTGCAAACCGCGTTTATAAAACTTTTGCTTATTACCGGAAATAGCGAAAAAACATAAATTTGCTAACTCCTCCGCTTGTAATCCATATTTAGCTAAACAATTAATAGTTATTGATCCTCGTACCAAGTCTGTTTGAGTTGAAGCTTCATCCTGCCGCATTGTTAACTCACCCAATGTCTGTGGTTCACCACGTGGATTATGTCCCAATGAGCCTTGACCACGTGCAGCATATGCTCATCCTAACGGACCACGTGACAATATAATTGAGGGTCGACGCTCCACAACTCCAAGCTCCAGTGCATTTTTATCTGCAACAATAATCTTAGTTGCTTGAATATCTTGTGATCATTTATAACGTGTTTGCTTTTCAAAAAACGTTTGTAAAAAAGATGTAAATAAATATTTTACATCTAAAGTTAAATTTCCTGTTCCCTCAAAACCTTCTACAGGCGTTACAAGAGAGCCTCGGTATCAATAAGAATAATTAGCCATTTATTAAGTTGGCAAGTCATCTATACTATTATAAACTTTAAATAAATGTTCTTCCACAGTGTCAGCTCCCGGAGTTGCAGCCATTGGTTCAAGTAAGTCACTCGGACGGCCTTTAAATCTTTCCATTAAAAGCCGTGTGTAGGCACTCATCTCAATATTAGCCTCCACAGTTTCAACAGGATCTTTATGAACTGGTATAAATTGCATAGTTTAATATACTTTAGGTACTAAAAATTGTCAAGTTATTTTTAAAAGTCTTATAGCTCATACTGCTCTAAAATTTTACTAATAATGTTGTGGCGTACGATATCTATATCTAAAAATTCAGTATAACCTACTTCTGATAAATTTTGTAAACGTTTAATAGCATCAGCCAGGCCCGAAATCCCCTTACGATCAGCTTGCTGAATATCGCCCATAACTATCATCTTGGTATTATCACCAATTCGTGTTAAAAAAGACTTCATAGCGGTCGCTGTTGAGTTTTGGGCCTCATCATACAATACAATCTTATTATCTAAAGTAAGTCCTCGAAAAAATGCCAGGGGAATAACCTTAATAACACCACCATCAACTAGTTGACGTAAAATATTAGGGCCAACAAGTTTTTCAATAATATGTCAATAAGCCATCATATATGGATCTGCTTTCTCTTCAAGTGTGCCTGGTAAATAACCAATTGATTCATTATCAATTGATATAAATGGGCGACATAAAATAATTCCGTCATAAGATCTTTTTTTATTGCCTAATGCTTTCAAAGCATAATAAAGAGAAAGGTAGCTTTTTCCCGTTCCTGCTGGGCCTGTACAAAAGCTAATTACGTGATCTTCAATTTTATTATAAAATGCTTGTTGCTTATCTGTTTTAAATTCAAAGTCAGTTCATTTTTTACGGCGTAACTGAGACAGAGCCTGACGTTTATTTACACATTCTTGGACAGTTGGATCGCTTCCATTCCCATTTGTTTTACCATTTTTCTTTTTAAGGGCCATTATAGTTACCTTTGGTTAAATTTATTATTACACTGCCTCTATTGTTACCCAACCACCATACAATAAATCTATACCATACCCTGCTCCATCTTCTGACTCCCACCATACTAATAGATAATTATAATCGCCTGCTGTAAGCTCTGTATCAAATGTGTATTCTGTATTTACTACATAGATCTCAGCTCCGGCTGAACCCCATTCGTAATCAAACAATTCAATAGCATTACATCCAAACACACACCCTTCCCAAGCATATACTTTATTAAGGCTGTCATTTCCCTTTAGTATAAATTTAGTGGCTTTATATCCTTGAGGTATAACCACACAAGCAAAAGCCTCTAAATTATCGTTATCTGTTGAAAAAGCCACAGGCTTTACAGTGGTTGGAGGAGACATTGTAAGATTGCCTCTAGACCAATCACCATTCTTTATAAAGTCACTAGGCATTATTTTAACTCTAGTTTCAGAACCATGCCATCCTATAGACTTTGTATCAGCGTATGTTTTTATAGCTAGTTGTGAAGCAAGCTTTGTATCTACGGAGGAAGCAAATGTCACATCAGTATCAATACACCCTCCTGTAATTGTGGTTGAATCTAAGTCAATTACACCTTTTCCTGTTCCTTCATTGACGGAACGTAGTGTTAAAATTGTATTTACAACTGCAGTAGTATCAAGGTAAATGCCTGTTCCAGTAGCAAGATTAGTTTCTAATTTTTTTCCATTTAGATCTAAATCCCCTCCAAGTGTAGGGGTAGTATCATCTACTAGATCTAGCATCACCTTCTGACCTATACCAGTAGCATTTTTATACATTAATCTACCTAAAGTACTGCTCTGATATAAAAACGCAGCGCCTACTAAAGGATCACCCTGGTGATAAACACGGCCCTCAAATTCGAGTACGTCAATATTCTTAATTAAACCTTCAGTCATATCAAGAGTTCCTGAAACACCTAACGAACCACCTATATTTACATTTACAGAATCTAAGAAAATATCTGCACCAGCAATTAATTCAAGATCGCCGCCTGTTTGCGTTAGTTTACCAAGATTAATTATAGACTGCGCATTAACATCAATATCAGCATCAGCTGTTGCTAACGCTGCATTTACATTTGTAAAATTAACAGTGGCGTCTGATCCGGTATCTCCAGTTGGTCCGGATAGTCCTTCTAACCCTGTTGGTCCGGATAGTCCTTCTAACCCTGTTGGTCCGGTATCTCCTTCTGCTCCTGTTGGTCCGGATGCTCCTTCAAGTCCTGTGGGTCCAGATAATCCTTCTAACCCTGTTGGTCCGGACGCTCCTTCGAGTCCTGTTGGTCCAGACGCTCCTTCTAATCCTGTTGGTCCGGATAGTCCTTCGAGTCCTGTTGGTCCAGACGCTCCTTCTAATCCTGTGGGTCCAGATAGTCCTTCTAACCCTGTTGGTCCGGTATCTCCTTCTGCTCCTGTTGGTCCGGATGCTCCTTCAAGTCCTGTGGGTCCGGTATTTCCATCTGGTCCTTGTACTATAAATTCCAATCCAATAGGGGCCAAAGTCGCACCTAAGCTTCCAGAAGAGCCGCCATATCCTAGAGTTGTTACAGATATTGTAAAGATACCAGTTGCATATGTATAAGTTTGACTATCAATTTCGACATCAGTATAGGATTCATACTGAGGACCTTCTGGGTCCAGATGATTATAATGAACTCTTATCTTATTGCCTACAACTGTATTCCCATTAAGTCAAGTATACATATTATGGCCGTTTTCATCTATTTTATTAATTCAAATATTTCCAATATCATTGCCTTTTGCTTGGCCGTTTGCGGCTGAGGAAAAAGCGATTTCTCCGTCCTCAGTTGGGTCACCCGTACCCGTAACTGAGCTTATGACATCCCAAAGAGCGGTATTAGCGGCTGGAGACTGTGATCCTGTTGGTCCGGTATCTCCTTCTGCTCCTGTTGGTCCGGATGCTCCTTCTAATCCTGTTGGTCCGGAAGCTCCTTCTAATCCTGTTGGTCCAGATAGTCCTTCGAGTCCTGTTGGTCCGGATAGTCCTTCGAGTCCTGTTGGTCCAGACGCTCCTTCTAATCCTGTGGGTCCAGATAGTCCTTCTAACCCTGTTGGTCCGGTATCTCCTTCTGCTCCTGTTGGTCCGGATGCTCCTTCAAGTCCTGTGGGTCCTGTATTTCCTGTGGCTCCTTGATCTCCAATAGGAGAGAACGTAAATATACTGTTTTCGCCATCAATTGCTGGCCAGCCGGCATGCATCACTATGCTTACACTAACTTCTATATAACCAGTCTCTTGATGAACATCTGTAACATCCCAAATATGGAAATCAGTATCATTAGATGGATTAGCAACACATAGTTGTCCCTTTACACCTGGAGTAGTTGAGTTATCTCAACTATGTACATAAGTAGTTAGACTGTTTCCATTAGCATCAGCGTTATGGATAGCTATGGTAGTTATGCCTCCAATAGTACCGGCGTCGTAAGTTCATTGACTAGTGCCTGGGTTTCCTCCTGAATGGTCGCTGTTATATATAGATGTTATAAAACCAGCTGTTAATCCTGTTGGTCCGGATAGTCCTTCTAGCCCTGTTGGTCCGGATAGTCCTTCTAGCCCTGTTGGTCCGGATAGTCCTTCGAGTCCTGTTGGTCCGATATCTCCAGTAGAAACAAATTGAACGTATACTAAAGTCAAATCATCAAACGGCCCACTAGTATTGGCTGTGCTTAAAGGATCAAGATCTACAGAATACCAGCTGGGTCCTCCTCCTCAGCCACCAGTGCCATGTCCAGTTAACCCTGTTACACGGAATGTGCAAAAATCTATAGAGGGAGTCGCTTTCTGAACTCTTAATTGTCCTAAAATAGAACTTGTGTTATCTTCAAAACTCTCTATGAGGTCATGAATATTATTATTATTAGTATCTTGATCGGAAATAGCCATCTCAGTGATTGAAGCAAACGTGTTGGAATCAAAACGCAGATATCCTGTGGTGGGATCTTCTATAACAGTGCTAGATCTGTAAATAAGTTTCATACCA